TATCTCGTGTACGGTGTCGAGCCTGCGTAGGGTTGGGAGTTTTATTTATGAGCGCTAAAAAGCCAGCCGAGAAACGGCAGAACAGGGCGACCAAAGACCTTGGCGTGCTGCCTCAGATTGAGGTTGATCCACGCTCAATCCCTACGCCACCGGCACATCTGACCGACCGCTGGGTCAAGTCGTGGGAGATCTTCTGGGCTTCGCCCTTCGCTCAGGTGGTCCAGCCTGCTCAGTACCCTGCGCTCGAACGGCTCTTCTCGATGTACGACGAACGCGAGCGGATGGACACCTACCTCCGCGAAGAGCCGATGACCGTAGGCTCACAAGGCCAGAAGATCCTCAATCCGATGTATCGTCAGCGCACAGCAGTTGATGCCGAGATCCGGCAGCTGGAGGATCGGTTCGGATTGCACCCTAAAGCAGGGCTGCAACTGGGCATCGTCTATGGGGAAGCCGCTCGCAGCCTGGAGGAACTGAATGCAAGGATCACTAATGCCACTATCGCAGAAGCCAACAGCGAAACCGACCCACGCTACATCGACTCCAACACCGTTGAAGGCACCGCAGAAGAGGCCGCTCTACTCGTCGCCGATTAGCAGCCCACCGCCACCCTCTTGGGGCGGCTTGGTCTGCCGGTGGATTGAGACCAACCTTGTCCACGGTGAGGGCGACAAGTTCGGCGAGCCGTTCCGACTAGAGCCGTGGCAGCGTGCCTACATCTGGCGCATCTACGAGTACGACCCCACCACCAACAAGCGCACCGTCAAGCGCGCCTTGCTGGGTACGCCCAAAGGCAACGGCAAGACCGAGCTGCTGGCTGCTATTGCCTTGGCTGAACTGGCAGGACCCAAGGCTCCGCGCTCGCCCAACATCCCCATCGCCGCTGCTTCCTTTGAGCAGGCTGACCTGCTCTTTGGCACTGCTCGGATTATGCTCACGCAGGGTCCACTCGCCGCGCACTTTGAGGTCTACGACACCGAGATCCTGATCAAGGATCGCCCAGGCCGTATGTATCGAGTAGCCGCCGCAGCCGGTACAAATGACGGTGGACGCCCCACCTGCTTCATCGCTGACGAGCTGCACGAGTGGACTGGCAACAAGGAGCGCGTGCATCTCGTGCTATCCAACTCGCTCGCCAAGCGAGCAGAGGCGCTTGAACTGAACATCTCAACGGCAGGTTCAGACGAGAACACCCTGCTCGGCAGGATGCTGACCTACGCCAAGCGCATCGCCTCTGGCGAAGTCACTGACCCTTCCTTCCTTGTCGAGTGGTGGTCTGCCGACGATAGCCACGACCTAGAGACCGACACTGGCCGCAAGGCTGCGCTAGAGCAGGCGAACCCTAGCGCTCCTGCCTTCGTGGACCTTGACAGACTGTTGGCACGAGCCAACGAAGTGCCGATGCACGAGTGGCAGCGCTATCACCTCAACCGCTTCGTGCAACCGCCAGACCGCTGGATCGGTGCCGAATCGTGGGCGAGACTGAAGGAGCCTGACCGCGTGCTAGTACCAGGCGAGCAGATCAGCGTGGGCTTCGACGGATCGTATGCACGAGACGCCACGGTGCTGACCGGCTGCACGATGGACGGCTACATCTTCCTGATCAAAGCGTGGGAGAAGTCCGACACCAACCGCGACCCTGACTGGACGGTGCCGCGCTCGGAGGTGGACGCAGTAGTCGAGCAGGTGATGACCACCTACAACGCCACGCTCTTCTGCGACCCTCCAGGGTGGGCGTCGGAGATTGAGGAATGGACTAGGAGATACGGCAAGCGTGTAGCCGTGTTCCCTACCGCCACGATTGAGCGGATGGGTCCAGCCGTGGACCGCTTCTTCACGGCCGTGGCGACTGGCGAAGGGCTGCGGCACGACGGCAATCCGCTCCTAGCTCGACATATCAGCAATGTCCACACGCGCCTGACGCGCTATGGGCAGGTCCTGACCAAGGCATACAAGGCTTCGCCTGACCGGATCGACGCCGCTGTATCCGCCGTTGTGGCGTTCCAGGGTGTAAAGTTTATGCAGGTTGAACCAAAGCAGACAGCGAAAGTGGAGTGGGTGAACCTATGATTCAGAATATCCTTGAGGTTGTGGGTGCGGCGCTTGTGATTGCAGGTCTCGCGCTATTCTCAATCCCAGTCGCATTGATCGCCACAGGCGTAGCCTTAGCTGCGCTCGGCTATACGCTAGGAGATCGTAAGTGAGCATCCTTCGTCGCCTACTTGGCACCGAGCAGCGCATCGTCTCCGGCGGACAGTGGCTCAGCGATAAGCCAGCCGAGTCTTCAGCTGGAGTCCAACTCAATCAGCAGAATGCAACATCGATTGGCGCGCTGTATGCGGCCGTGAAGTTGTACGCCGACACCGTAGCAAGTCTTCCAGTTGGTGCCTTCATCCGCGACGGCGGTGTACGCCGACCGGTGACACGCCCACGATGGTTGGAGAATCCGATCCCTGCGAACCCAAACTACACAGGGTTCCAGATGCGTCACGCCATTGTGACCAGCCTCCTACTTGACGGCAACGCCTTCATCCTCTTCCTGACTGATCGTCTTGGCGATGTCGTTGAGACTCGCGTGCTAGATCCGCAGAAGGTAGAGATCAAGATGGACGAGATGGGCGTACCGATCTACACCATCTCAACTGGCTCAACCGCCTTCAGCGTTGGTCCTGATCAGATGATCCATATTCCACTCTTTGCCACCGCTGGCACGATGCGCGGAATGTCTCCAGTCGAGCATCACCGCACGACACTCGGACTTGCCTCTGCCACGCAGCTCTACGCTGCGAAGTTCTACGAGAATGGCGCAGCGCCTAGCGCCGTCATCAAGGTGCCAGGTGAGTTGACGCAGGATGTTGCGGACTCTCTCCGCGCATCCTTTAGCCGTCGCCACGAAGGCGTAGAGAAGATGCACAAGATTGCGGTGCTGACCGGCGGCGCAGACTTCCAGCAGATGAGCGCCAAGATCAGCGATATGCAGCTCGTAGAGACGATGCACTGGGGCGTTGAGTCCATCGCTCGCATCTACGGCGTGCCGCTCCACCTGCTCCAGTACCCAGGCGGCAACACCTCTTACAGCAGCGTGGAAGTGATCAGCATTGAGTGGCTGCGCCTTGGGCTTGGTCCACTCATCGCGCGCATTGAGGCAGGGCTTCAGCGCCTGATCGTTGGTCAGACCACCTTCATCAAGTTCAACATTGACGGCCTGCTGCGACCTACGACCAAGGAGCGAATGGACTCCTACGCCGTCGCGCTCAACTCAGGCATCCTGAATCTCAATGAGGTGCGCGCACTAGAGGACCGACCACCGCTCCCAGAGGGAGGCGATGAGTTCTGGAAGCCGCTCAATATCGGCACCGTCACGAAGGCACCTGGCGAGTGAGCTACATCATTGTCGACCTAGACGGCACGCTCATCCTTGAAGGCGAGCAGCCGAATCAGCCGCTGATCGATCACCTGAATGAAGAAGTAATGTCAGGCGAAGCGGAGATCATCGTGGTCTCTGCGCGCAAGATCGACCGACTCCAAGAGACACGCGCCTGGCTGCAAGAGAATAAGGTGGCTGGCGTTGAGGCCGTCTACCTGAACGACTTTGAGGGCAGCGCCTTCGCCACCGGCTTCGCGTTCAAGGAATACAAGTACGGCCTCCTGAAAGAGCAGTACGGCGACGAACTCACGATGTCGATTGACAATGACCCAGCGGTGCGCGCAATGGCTGAGAAACTCGGCATCACTGGACACTCGCCAGAGGAGCATCTTGCTATGGAATACAAGGCAGTCTACACCGACCCACCTGCACCAAAGTCGGATCAGATCACTGGTAGCGACGAGAACGCGCCTGGCTCTGCCAGCGGCAAACTCGGCGACATCAAGTTGAGCGAAGCCACCGAGAAGGGCTTGCAGACAAAGAGCGACGATCACAACGACGCGATGACCGAAGCAGACCGACCGTCTTGGACGAGAGTCCGAGTCGATGCACTCCGCTCCGTCTACCGCCGTGGCTCAGGTGCCTACTCCGTCAGCCATCGCCCAGGCACCACGCGAGAGCAGTGGTCAATGGCGCGAGTCAATGCCTTCCTCTACTTGGCGCGTACCGGTGCGCCAGAGAACGCCGCCTATGTCGGAGACAATGACCTGCTGAGTCCTGACCATCCTAGGTACGCAGAGGACAAGAGCCGAGCTGCGGAGTACGAGCAGCGAGCCGTCTACGAAGTGCCGATGTATATCCGCGATGCCGCACGCAAGGGTCTTGCCTTCTACGCCGACGGTCTTGCCGGTGACGGCTTGCAGCCAGAGACGGTTGCCGACGCACGAGAACTGGCCGCAGGGCGAGCCGATAGCGACAAGGTGCTGCGAACCGCTGCCTGGGTTCGCCGTCATCGCGGCGACTGGGAAGGCGTACCGCAGAACAGTGATTCGGATAACGCAGACTTCCCAGGTCCAGGTGCCGTTGCTGGCTTCCTCTGGGGTGTGGAAACAAGTGACCCAGAAGCAACTGATCGCGTACTCTCGTGGGCAGACGCTTTGATCGCAGCTGAAGATAGGGAGATTGTTGATATGAAAGAGAAAGAAACTCGATCAGTACCAATGGGCGAGTTCCGACTTGCTGAGGCTGGGGCTGACGGTCAGCGAACCTTTACCGGCTACGCATCGATCTGGAACAGCGCTTCTGCTGGGCTACCCTTTGAGGAGAAGATCGCGCCTAACGCATTCAAGCGTTCACTGGCTCGCGCATCCGCAGGGCAGAAGATCATCGCCTTCCTCTTTGGTCACGACGAGACTCGCGCCCTTGCCACCACGGCGAGCGGTCGCTTGCTGTTGACTGAGGATGAGACTGGCCTTCGCGTAGAAGCCAAGCTCGACCCTGCCGATCCAGACGCCGCCAAGGTCATCTCGATGCTGACGCACGAGAGCGCCGCTGCTGGTATGTCGTTCGGCTTCCAGAAGGTTCAGGATGCGTGGGATGGCAACAACCGCACGATCAAGGAAGCCAATCTCTTTGAGGTGAGCATCCTTGCCGCCGGTGGTCAGACTCCTGCCTACCCTGCAACGCTCGGACTCACGGCAATCCGCCAGGTCACTGCGCCAAAGATCGGCGTAGATGCAGAGGCGCTGCTTGCCACACTGGAAACAATCAAGGCTGGACGCGAACTGTCCGCTGAGGAAGTGGTTGTTATTGATGCTGTTCGTTCCAAGCTCGCGCCAAAGCCAGTGGGGATTGATCCGTCAATCGCCACTGCTTTGCTGACGATCTCGGCGGCAGAAGGTGACGCACTCTAGGTCACGAGCCACTGCCCCACCGCCCTTTGTCGGCGAGTCCGCAGATCAGGTATCCCACCAAGGAGCGCAAAATAGATATTCCGCCTCTGTGCGGAGAAAGGATGCAGACAATGTCTGACATCGCAAAGCTTGCTGACAAGCGAGCGCATCTGTTGGTTGAGGCTCGCGGCATCGCCGTGGACGCAGCCGACAAGGGAATCGCCCTAGAGGGTGAAGACAAGGCACGCTTCGAGAAGCTCGTTGCTGAGGCTGGCGTTATTGCCGAAGCCCTCCGCGCCGAGAAGGCTTCTGACGAAGCGCGTAAGTCGGCTGATGAGGCTCGCGCCGAGTTCGCCGCTGTTGTTGCTCCAACGGCTCCAAAGGCCGCCACGGACAATGACCGCCTTCGAGCAATCGGTATGGCTGGTGGACTCGATACCTTTGAGTATCGTGACATCACGACCACAACCGGTCTCGGAAACCCAGTCTCGGTCTTCAATCGCGTCAATGTGATTGCTGGCCAGATCAACCCATACATCAACCCAGCAGTTGTGGATGTGATCCAGGTTGCCACCGGCAACAACATCAAGTTCCCAACTGTGACCGCGCTCGGCACGACGGCTGGTTCAGTCGCCGAAGCTGGCACGATCACGGAAGATGACTTCACTGGGTCGGCTTTGAGCCTCACCCCAACGAAGTTCGCAGTTCTCGTACAGATCTCGGACGAGCTGATTCAGGATGCCGCGTTCGACATCTCTGCGATGATCAGCGAAGCCGCTGGTCAGGAAATGGCGATTGCTCACGGCTCTGCCGCAAGCACCGCTGTTGTGACCGCTGCTGGTACCGGTGGAACGGCCGCAGGCACCGTCGTATACACATACGCCGAGCTTGTTGCTCTTCAGTATTCGGTCAAGCAGCAGTACCGAAACGCTCCAAAGTCTGGCTTCCTAATGAGCGACACGGCTCTTGGGCAGATCCTTGGCACGACCTCCGCGTCGTTGCCACTGTTCCAGCCAGGTGGAGCCGGTGGCGTTGATCGCCTCTTGGGCAAGCCTGTCTACACGGCTCCTGGCATTGCGGTCCCTGCGACCGGTGTCAAGGCTGTGCTGTTCGGTGACCTTGGGCAGATCAAGACCGCCATCGTTGGCGGCGTGACCGTTGAGGCTTCACGCGAGTTCGCGTGGAACCTTGGCCTTGTTTCGTACAAGGTTCAGGTCCGTGGCGCCACAGGGCTTGCACAGTCTTCGGCTGTCAAGTTCCTCAAGAACGCCTAATCAACTAGCTCGGCTAGTTAGTGGGGATGGGGAGCCGCTTCGGCGGCTCCCCTGAACCGCAAGTAAGGAGAACTAAATGCTCGTTCGACTCTGCAAGCGACGCGGCGAATATCCGTCTGGGGCTTTCGTTGATCTGCCAAAGGCAGAGGCGGAGAGCCTCATCGGCTTTGGCTTGGCTGAGGCTGTTGTAGATGTCGACGCAGAGGCACCAACGCGGCTCGTAGAGCGTGCCGCAGTCAAGACAATCACCAAGACAGCCACCCTGCCTACTCAGGCTGTTAGCGTGGCAGAGATCGTGGAGGATGAGGGATGAGCTACGCGACACTTGCTCAGTTCAAGGCTGCCGTCGGCATCACCGACAGCACCGATGACACCGCGCTCCAGAATGTGCTGGACGCTACCGACACCCTGATCGACTTGTACTGCGACCGGAAGACTGGCTTCGGTCAGGCGACCGAGACGCGCTTCTTCACGACCGATGCCTACGACTATGTGCTGACCGATGATCTCGTGAGCGTCACGACGCTGACTACTGACGATGCCGAGAATGGCACCTACTCAACGACCTGGACTGCTGTCACCGACTTCCAGCTCACGCCAAAGAACTATTCGCTGGACGGCCTGCCGTTCACCGGCATTAGCCGCAGCAACGCCTTCACTAAGAACTTCCCCAAGGGCATCTTCCTTGGCGTGAAGGTGCTTGGCGTGTTCGGCTTCCCTAGTACGCCAGCGGCGGTCGTACAGGCGGAGATCATCCAGGCGAACGCTGTGTGGTCATCACGCACAGCTGCGTTCGGCGTGATCGGATCGGCTGACCTTGGCGGCATCCTTCGGATGAGTCGCGCCCTGCACCCAGAGGCCGCGCTGCTGATCGAGCCGTACCGCAATCGCGGTGGCTTGGCGGTATGACCGACCTCACGATCCTTGACGCCAT